CAGACAACGCCCGACCAACCGGGCGTGGGTCGCGATGAGCGCCGTGACAACTCCGGTCGATCGGGCTGCAGCGTTCGGCCGTGTAGGGGCGCAACTGCGTCAAGTCCTCCAAGACTATTGCCCCACACAGAGTGCTTTTCATTCTTTGTCATGCGTCGACCAATTGGTTGAATTATCTAGACCAGCCTCTGGCTGGATCACGGGAACCGGCCCCCTCCGATCTCTCGCCGCTCCGGCACTTTCACTCTTATCCGCTGACTATCCCGTACAGGTCGAAATCAGCGACACCACCATCCGGCGCCTCATTGACATGGCCTGGGACCCCCTACCCGAGCCATTCGCCCCATACACTAACATCTCCGTTGACGAATTACTCTTCAATAAGGAGCTGCGACTAGCAGCTTTCCCCCCAAAGAAGATCCCGCTCGCTACGACAAAGGCGAACATCCACCTACACTCACTACTCGAGGGAGTGCGACGTGCTGGACGCACGAAGGCGGCCCTCATACCCATCAGGGTCCTCGCGGGGCGCTCCACGGAAGATCAAGTCTGTGCAGCAATCCTGCACGCTATCGGCTTCGAACAGTCGTACGGTACCCGTGCCTCCTCAATATCGACCGCGGCGATACTACAGCCCTTGAACGGGAAAGGACTTAATAACGCCCTCAAGGCCTTGGGCGCCAACGCCACCCCTATCGGTGCCGCAGCGTGTGAATTGTCGAGCTTGCTCGGGAGGGGCGTGGGCGGTATCGATCTCGATGTCGCTGCTAAGGAACGCTGTGATCCTGAATGGGTCCGCACCCACGTGATCGACATCGGCGACTCGGTTCTACGTGCAGCTATACGCGACGTGCTCAATGAGGAACTCGCAGGGCGCACAATCGAATATCCGACCTTAGACGAATTTTGGAACAGCCGGTGGCGGTGGTGCGTTAATGGGGCACACTCGCGGGCCTCAGATGCAAAGCTAGGGCTAAGCGAACCCCTCAGCTTTCCCGGGATTGACCGCGTATACCGACGGGTCGTAGCGGAAACCATCAAGACGGAGCCAATTAGTGGCTGGGACACTACCGTCCTTGTCAGCCCAAGCGCCAAGCTCGAACACGGGAAGACCCGAGCAATTTTCGCCTGCGACACTTTGTCGTACTTCGCATTCGAGCACTTACTCGGCCCAGTCGCCGCCGCATGGCAACATCGCAAGGTTATACTCGACCCAGGTCGGTTCGGGCACCTAGGGATGTCTCAAAAGATCGTCCGCGCGCGTGCCGGCGGTGGGGTCAACGTCATGCTCGACTACGACGATTTCAACTCCCAGCATGCGACGACTACCATGCAGGCGCTGATCGAAGAGACGGCCAGCTACACGGGTTACCCTCCACACCTGGCCGCTGCCCTTTCCGCGTCATTCGAC